CTGTATAATCCGCTGCCCCGGACGCGGCTAAGGTTAAATCTTCATACTCATTATTAAAAAGAGCTAATGAAGAATTATCATAATCAGTCATTTTTTACCTGTATAGTTTAATCTGTTGAAAAACTGTTGAAAAAACCGATCATCTGAAGGTACTTAAAAAGCAGAAACAGGAGTTAAAGAATATCTCAGCATGTCTTAAAATATCTTTCTTTTTTGAGCCTTTAAACGATTTTTTTTTCTTAACTAACTGAATTTATTGAAAAAAATAAATAAAACTTCAGATCATGCAGATTTTTTTATCTGATGTGTTTTTTCCAGATGACTCTTAATCAGCTTATCTATTTCTTTTTCTTCAGCTTCAGTCATTTCGTCCCCATCCGTCAGTTTTCCACCTTCTTTTGTTGCCAGCCCGCTGATCTCTTGAGGATTATCAGTTATATAATTATTAAGTTCTTGTTTATTCTGTTTACCCGTCAGAAATTCAGCTTGTACTTCTGCATCCATAAAGCTCTTTTTTTCTGCAATACATTTCATCGCAAATGCAAGCCGATTAGTATTTTTCCCCGCTTTCAAAAGGGCTGAAACTCTTGTTCTTTCAGATTCAACACCATCCCCGAAAATTTTTTTATAAACTTCGGGATAGTCGGTTAATAATTTTTCTGCTGTTAATGTCTCACCCATATGTTTTTCTTTTTTGCCTCCAGAATTTTTTTTATTTTTATTGGTATTACTAAGAAAAAACTGTTCTTTGCTCTTTATATTTTTAAAAAAATCTGCATTACTCTGAAAATCGCTCTCTTCCTGAATTTCATCAATCATTCCTGCCTCAAGAGCCTGTTCAGACAGAACTATTGCTCCCTGACCAAAATTTTTTTTGATTTCTGATGTTGAAATTTTTCTTCCCAGGGCAGCTGATCTGCCTTCAGAAACTTTTTCCAACATTTTTTCAAAATATGCATCCAGTTCTGCTTTATAATCTTTTTTTCCTTCCTCTGTTTTCGCGTCCGGCCATTTTTTCGGTGAATCTGTATTGGTAATGTCAATAAGATTATCACGAACATAAACTGAAACCCCAACTCCCAGGGATCCTATCTCGTTCGCCTTTGTTGTTGCGATTATTCTGTCAGTAACAGATGCAATCATATAAGCTGCTGACAGAGCTTTTGTTACAATTGCTGCGACAGGTTTATTCATACTTCTGATTGTATCAAGCAGATTAAAAAGACCGTTAGAAAAACCACCTGGAGAATCTATCAGAAGCTGTATCTGCTCAACTTTATAATCCTTTTCAGCTAAATTTAAAGCAGCAATGACAGCAGGATAAGAATCAAGATAGGTCTGAAAGAAAAAATCATAAAAATCTGTAGAATTTGCTAATATCCCACTTATATTTATTTTTGCAATTCCATCTTCGACAGTTATATTTTTTTCCTCCACCATGGTTGCATATTCAAGATAAGCATTCATCTGCTTTTCTGTAATCTGCTGATTACTCATATTTCTTCTGAAAGCTGCATAATCTGCATGTGCTGTCGTTTCTATCATCCAGAATTTATCTTTCATATTTTATCTGTTTATTTTCATCTTTAATTAAACCCGCTTCCTGCAAAATTTCTACAGCTTCCACAAAATTTTCGTTTTCTTTCTTTAGGCGTTTTATTACGGTTGAAAAACGAACATTGAAGAGAGCTTTTGAGGCCTGCGAACGAGTTACAAAACCTTCATCAACTGCTAATTTGTACATCTGTACATCCTGTAACATTTTCAAAGAAGGTTTAATAGTGCCGGCCCAGCTGGCGTTCAGATAAGCCCGTTTTTCAAAAATTTTAGCAGGATCACGCAGAATTTCAAGAAATTTCGGAAGCTGGAGACGTTCTGTCAGACACATACTGATTAACCAGTTCTGATAAATTATTTTCAGACCTGATTGTTCTGTAAAAAGTTCTCTTTCCTGCTGCAGAAACATTTTTAAATCATTTACTTCCAGCCCTGACGCTGCATAATTGTGCGAATAAGCTAATCTGTAAATTGAAGGTGGTATACCTTTAACCCAAGCAAAAGAATCCATCATGGCGGCTTCAAAGACTCCAAAATTGACATTCGGCCGTTGAGTTGAGAAAGAAACCGGTTCTTCTCCCTGTTGCAGGTCTTCTAAAATGATGTTAGGTTGCAGTTTACTTATTTTGCGTTCGGGAAAGACAATTTTTTCATCTTCAGTCCCGACTGTTGATTTTGGTTGACGACTGAACTGAACAGCCGATCCGCTTAGAGGTTTACTGCTCGGTTTCCCGGATTCATTTTTAACAAAAAGAGCTAAAGTAGCATTTAACCATGCAGCAGCGGATTCTGCATCACTAAAGCGATCCAAATTTTTCAATCCCTGCAGGATGATTCCCAGAGCCGGCATTCCGCGAACATCGCTGATCCTTAATTTTTCTGTATATGCCAGCCAGGCTACCCGGCGTCCACTTTTTTCTCCCCAGGCTGGTACCCGCTGATAACCTTTTTTTGCTTTTAAATCTTTTACATAATAAGCCAGATGTCGATTATTCTGATCGACTTCAACCCCCAATCGGATATCCTGCCGATCTGTCAGCTCTTCAGGTGTACATACGTTCGCTCCATCAAGCAGATGTTGTTGAGGTAAACCTGTTGTTGCATTCTGATATGAAATAACTAAAATATCACCGCTGATTAATGCATGTTGATAAATCAATCGCTGCATCTGCGCCGAATTCCATTCCCCATTTTTACTCACCAGTTCGGCATCATTTCCCCAGATGTCATATTTAAGTTCTATTTCTTCAATCAGCTCATTTGTAACATTTTCTTCCAGTCCCAGAATTTTCCCGGAAATACCGGCTTCCAGGGTTAATCCGGTATGGATCACATTCGTTACCAATCTTTTAATCAGTCCGGCTGCATATTTATTTTCAACAAACAGCGTATAGGAATAATTTCTTAAAGTTCTGTAATCCAGTTCCCGCAGAGTCCTGATGCCAGACAGGCCGCCGGGATACTTCTCTCCATCGAAAGCTCTCCAGATCCGACCAAGATTTTCTCCCATGACAGCCAGTTTCTGCTCATTCCTTTTTCTCTGTTCCCACTGATTTTTTTCTGCTATAAAGTTATTTTTAACTTTTTTAATAATCGATTTCAGGTAAGACACGCTGCTCCGGGGGTTTTTGTTCAATCCTGATATTTTTCTCAATTATTACTCTTCTGTAAGAAAAAAGCTATCATTTTTTAACTTTTACCAGCCAGCCTGAAAAATTTCTACGACATCGGTATTTCGTTTTTCATAAATGAGTAACTGATTGAGAAGAGTATCCTTTGTTGCCACCAGCCGGTCAAGATCCTGATACTGCACTTTCAATTCATTCTGACTTGTATTAAGAGTAAAAGTTTTTGTCGGTTCAGTGATCAGAGCCAGAATTGCTTCATCATATGCTCTGATGATCTCTTTCAGCTTTTCGATTCTCTCACTCATAAAATCACTCATCATTAAACTCCATGATATAAATTTCTTCTTCCTTCAGAAATTGCCAGAACCATTCAAAATTGACATCTTCCTTTTCAAAAATCTCAAGATAGGTAAAATAACAGAGCATTTCAATCGCAGCTTCATTATATACCCCTACATCCCAGAAATGATTCGGTAAATTAGCATCTTTCAAGACCCAAACATAATTAAATTTTCCTGATTTATATGTTTTTTTTACTAAATGTTCATTTTCATATTCAGCAAATAAATCGTCTCCATAGTCAGCAGGAAAATTGACATATCCCGGTGGTTGTAACTGCTGATCCTTCCAGTCCTTTCTTAAATTAGCCGCTAAGCGGTCTTTATAGCGTTTTGTATTAATATTATAAGCGGTCAGGTTCTTTTTCGTATATTCTTTGAAACCTTCCATAATTGAGCCTCCTACTGCACTTTCCAGCCCCATGATCGGAAAAACTCCGATCCCGGCCGTGCGGCAGAAACTATAAACCGTATCAGTCGAATACCCCGCATCAATCAGAGTCAGTGTAATCCGGTAATTTCTTCCATCATCAGCGATAAAAATTCTGTTCTGGATCAGATCAAGCAGACGTTGCCAGGATGCATCATTCACATCCCGACAGTCACCTTCCAGAATTTTATAATCAATCGAATAGCTGCAACCATTTTCACACCAGCCTTTTATTTCCGCCCCCATCCATCTTTTATGCACATCCACCGCCATAGTCAAGACCAGAATTCGGGATCCGGTTTCTTTTTCTGCAGTCCGGTTCGGAATCTCACCTCTGGTATACATCTGTCTCCGCCGGCTCCTGATCACCTCCAGAGCCGGGGCTTCAGTACGTTCTTCGAAAGGTTGAGCCTGCGTATTCCGGCTGAAAGTCTTCTGTTTCTGTAAATTCTTACTGATTTTTCTTTCCACATCCCACCAGTCGAGAAATTGATAAACATATTCTACCCAGGATATATTGCCTTCCGGTGCATACAGAGCCTCTAAATGATAACTGCGCCTCCGGGGCCGCAATGGTTTACTGGTTGCACGCCAGCGCCCCGCATTCAGCATCTGATATTTATATTCATGCCCGATCAACTTCAGACAATAACGACATTTATAACCAACACTTTCTGTTAGCAGCGAACCATTCTCCATTTCAAAATAAATTCCAAATTTTTTTCTGTCTTTCCGTACTCCCCTGAAAACCAGAATCTGCCTCCTTCCGCAGAAAGGACAGGGGACAAAATAATATCGCTGATCGCCTTCTAAAAACAATGCATGAATGCCTGCGCGTGGTATTGTTGGCAGACCAATAAAAAGTGCCTTCCGGGTCTCTTCAAATCCCTTCTGTCGTCCCCGGGCAAGTGTAATCGGATCAAAACTGGCATGAGTACTTAAAAGACCTACTTCATCCACTGCGATATTTTTTACACTGTAACGACTCAGAGCTGATTCTGTCAGACCCCCATAAAGCAATATGAACCCGCCTGCAAAATCTATTCTGTTAATCGTCTGTCCACTTCCTTTCCCTTTTTTTTCTGAAGCATAAGCCGTGATTTTTTCATTAAGCCCTGCACTTTCGATCATCCTGTTCAGATAAACCTGCATTGATATTTTTGCTACTTTTTCATTTGCTGTCAGATATAAAGTCGGAGCCGGGGCTTTATCAATAATAAAACCCATCCAATTTTCCAGGACTGAAACCGTTCCCCCGATTTGTTCTGGTTTCATCAGTGTCACTTCTTCAATTCCGGAATCGGGCATCAGAGCATCCAGAATTTCAGTAAAAAAGGGTACATAATCAGCTGACCAGTAGCCGGGATGCCCGGTTACTGTTTTTGACAGATAACGCTTTGTCGCCCATTCGTGAATTTTTTCAACCCTGGTTTTTATCGGCAGCCGGGAAAATTTCTGTCTCAACCAAGCTTTTTCATTCAGAAAAAGCTCTGAAACATCCGTAAAATGCTCTTTCAGGTCTGTAAAATCATCTTTCATCAGTCTTCAGATAGCTTAATATTCTCTGCTTTGTCTCATCAAGATAACGTGTCAGATGAGTTATATATTCATCTTTTACTGCCTGCACCGGGCTCTTTTTCGTCTTTGCCAACGTCACGACACGCTGCGAAAAAGTATCTACCGAATCAGTTAAAAGAGCTTTATTAAGAAAATAAAGGTAATTAAAGACAATTCTTCCTAAATTCTCTCTTTCTACTACTTTCCCCTGCTGACGCTTTAATTTCAGCTCATTCTGTTCAAAAATCACCATTTTATTCGCCGCTCCTAACCATTCCTTTAACCCTTTATCGCTCCCGAATTTTTTCAATAAATCCTTCAGCGTCATGCTGCTGATTTCTGCTGATGAATATTGCTGACTGAATAATTCTACCTGTACCTCTTTTTGCCGTGTAATAGCCTTCTGAGGCTCTTTTTCAGCTTCTTTCTGTTCTCTCTTAACTTTATGATCAGATGCAGTCGCATCTGCCAGATTCTGTTGTCTGAAACGTTCCTGTGAGCGTGTAATTTTTTTTTGACGATCTGCAAGATATTTCTGAGCTTCAGCATGATTTATATTTATATGCTTGCTGCTGCTGCATATAGCTAAGCGATTTTGTTTCAGATACGTCCCAGTTCCAGGACTTATACCTGCCAAATTGCCAAATTCTGCCAGAGAAACCCAATGTTGTTGCTCGTCAGTCATGTCTAAAAATCTCCAGAAAAAAAAATCTTACCCTGCGCTAAAGTTGAATCTAAAT